GATAATGATGATACACCACCACCACCACCAGATGAAGATGATGATGATACACCACCACCACCACCAGATGAAGATGATGATGATAAAAGGGGAGAACCACCACCACCACCACCAGATGATTTTGGTAATGTAGTAGTTACTCCTTTTAAAGAAAAAGAAGATAAACCTAAGAAAAAAGCAAAAGGTAGACCAAGAAGAAAAATTAAATTAAAGAAAAAACCAAGCAAAAATCAATTTAAGGTTAAAAATGGTTTAAAACCAACTGTTACAAATTTTAAAACTAGAAAAAGCAGTTTTCAATCTAATAATGTAACAGGCGAAATATTTAAAGCACCTAAAGGAACAGAATTTGATACTAATGCTGGTTTTAGAGAAGATAGTTTTAAGGGTATAAAGTTTGCTGATAAAAAACTTAAATTTAAAAATAGAAAAGATGTTTTAGTAGCAGCTGAAAAAAAAGGCTTAATTTAAAATGCGATTATATACAGAATATGTTTTTATGTTTACTTTTGCTTTTTTACTCTTTGTAGCATATTTAATTATTACTGTACGATCAGATAATGTAGATTTTGACTTAAATGGTACTAAGATACCAAATTTAGCTGAAAACAATGTCTATCAGCTGTATATAAACGCTAATTGTACTAATGGTAGTTATCAGTCATTAAAATATAATAATTCAGGATTTGTAAGCAATAATAAAGATTTAATTATTAGTAGCATTACAATACCGGGTAATTCAAGTGCTAAAGGTACATTTAAAATTGGTTATGCTGATAATGATATAAATTGTCAGGTAGCAGCACCAACAAATCCAGTTGTGCTATATGAAAATTCAACACCAACAAGCAATACCTTAAGTGAGTTTAAAACATTCATAAAAATACCAAAAAGCAAAATTCCATTTGTACAGTTAAATGGCTACAACTACGAGTTAGCAGCTGTTGGTGTTGAACAATAAAAAAAGCTAATAAATTTTTAAGGGAGATTGGAATTACGCAAGAAAAACCTATTAGCTTTTCTTACATTTTCTTATAATTCACAATAAATAACAATAAAAGTTATTGTAATTATTTATTATTTTTAATATATTTTGGTAATGGAATTACGCAAATATCAAAATTTATTTAATACTCTTGAAGCTCTAAGGTACTCTAAGCGTGGATTAGCTGAACCAATAACAACACTAGAATTACTTATAAAATCTGGTAACTATGATTTACAAAAAGTTGGTAGTTCTGGAATAGTTTTATTTGGTTCTAATAAATCTTTTGCAAAAGCAATAAATAAAGAACGCAAAATAAATAAGTTTCAAATAAACACAGATATTAATAATCTTCAAAAGCATAATTTAGTTTGGCGTTTAACTAGACAATTACAAGAAGATATTGGAGAAAATAAAAAAGAACGCAAAGGTTTTTCATCAGCATTATTTATATTACCAACATACAAAGAGTTTCAAGCTGAACTTTATAACAGATTAAAAAAAGCTGAAACATCATACGATTTACATCAAATTATTGCCAGAATGTTATGGGTATCTAATTCTGGTTTTAATGATGAACAATTAAAAGATAAAGTTTTAGTTGCTAGAAACTATAAAGATAAAAAGTATAAAGATAACATTATTAATAATTTAATTAATGTATGGAGTGCTTTAAATCCTAAAAAGGTAGTGAAGCATAGGAAAGACCAAAAAGACATTGTTTTAGAGCAGCTGGAATACAATGATAAAGGTAAAGTTAAATTATTACATTAATAGCCCAAGTGAATTTCACTTAGAGAATGTTTCTAAGTAGATACAAAATACTTTAGGATACAAACTACCAAATAGTTATAGTTTTACAAAAAAAGAAAAAAAAGATTAAAATATACCTAAATCATATTTGGCGAATTTTTAAAAAAAATGATATTAAGAAAACCAAAAGCAAAACAAGGTACATTATTTAAAATGATGAGTGAAAAAAAAGATTGTATAAAGTGTTTAGAAAAAAATGCTTATATTTTGCAGCTGGAGAGCCAAGTAAAAAAATTAAAAGAACAGCTAGATCATGTTAATAGCATATCTGGAATATATAAAAGTTTTAGTAAGTAGGAAAAATGCCAAAAGGTAAAGGAACATATGGTAAAAAAGTTGGTAGACCAAAGAAAAAAAAGCCAACTAAAAAAAGAAAATGAAACTTTTGATTATTAAAAAGCAAAAGTTAGATAAACCTTTTAAAACACCAGCTAATAAAAATAAAAGCCATGCAGTTTATATAAAAGATAATGGCAAGATTAGATTAATAAGATTTGGGCAACAGGGTGTAACTGGAGTTGGTAATAAAACAGATAAAAAAAGCAACCAGATAAGACAGGCATTTTTTAACAGGCATAAAAAAAATATATTAAAAGGTAAAACATCAGCTGCTTTTTGGTCAAATAAAGTTAAATGGGGCGGCGATAAATTATTAAAATTAGAGAAAAAAAAGTATATTTAATATTGCATTATTGTTATTTATATATTAAATTCAAAATACAAAATACTTTAGGCAATACAAAACTATACAAATAGTTAGTGTAGAAACTAAATAACAAAAAGCTGGTAGTTCCTTTACTTCATTGTGCTACCAGCTTTTTTAATTCCAAAAAAATATAAAAAGTTCCAAAAAGCATATTTTATTTTTGTCCATACCAATTTTCCCAACATTCTCAATTCTTCCTTTTCATGCTCTAAAGGAAACCAAGCTGCATAAAATACATATTTCTTAAACATTGTAAAAATAGGTATTGCAATAATTTAATTTCTTTTTTATACTAATGGAAACATTAACTAATAAAAGGATTAAAACAATGATTACTATATTAAATGGAAACGCTTTAGATAAATTAAAAGAAATTGATGATAACTCAATACAATGTGTTGTAACAAGCCCACCGTATTGGGGATTAAGAAATTATGAAGATATAAATCAGCTTGGTTTAGAAGATAGCCCAGAACAATATGTAAATAATCTTTTAAAAATATTTAAACAAGTTAAAAGAGTTTTAAAAGATGACGGAGTAGTTTGGTTAAATTTGGGAGATTGTTATGCAAGTCGTAGACCAATGGGAACAAGTGATAATAGATTGATAAGATATAGCAAAAAAGAAAAAGAAATAAATCATACAGCTAATAAAAAAAATAAATTAGTAGGTAAATTAAAAGTAAAAGATTTAGTTGGTATACCGTGGCGAGTTGCTTTTGCATTACAAGATGATGGTTGGTATTTAAGACAAGATATTATTTGGCAAAAAACAAATATATCTCCAGAAAGTGTATTAGATAGATGTACCAGGTCGCATGAATATATTTTTATGCTTACAAAAAAACCTAAATATTATTATAACAATGAAGCAATAAAAGAAAATTCAACAACTCTAAATGAAAAAAGAAATAGGCGTGATGTTTGGACTATTTCAACATCACGATTTAATGGTTCACATTTTGCAACTTTTCCAATTGAAATTCCAAATATATGTATTAAAGCTAGTACAAAAGAAGGCGATGTTGTTTTAGATATGTTTGCTGGTGCTGGTACAACAGGTTTATCAGCTGACAGATTAAATAGAAATGCAATTTTAATAGAATTAAATAAAGATTATGCTGAAATAATGTATAACCGGTTAAAAAATGATTGCCCAATGTTTACACAAATAAGAAAGGATTTTTAACAATGACAATTAAAGTAGACCATTATTTAACACATAGCCAGATAAAAGATATTTTAGCTGCTACATACAATGAAAACATGGAGTTAGTGCTATCTTTAATGTTTTATTGTGGTTTAAGGGTTACAGAAGCATTAAACATACATAAACACACTATTATTAAGGATTTAAGCCAAGTACCATACCCTAGAATAATTTTAAAGGGTAAAGGGGATAAAACAAGAACTGTAAGAATTACTAATAAAGCATTAGCTAATAAATTAAAATCCAGAGTTACTAAAATACCATTAAGCAGACAAGCAGTTAGACAACATATAGTAAGAACAGCTAAAAAAATGGAATGGTATGACACTATACCTTTTAAAATAGGTTGTCATACCTTTAGGCATAGTGCTGCACACTACTTTTTAATGAATGGAGTACCAATTAATGAATTACAATCGTTTCTTGGTCATTCTAGTATTGTTATTACACAGCTATATTTAAAAACTAATCAATTAAATAGTGAAAGCTGGAACATTGAATAAATTATTTGAAATTATATATTTAAGACTTTTTTACATAAAAGTAGCTGATAGAACTTATTTAAAAAAATGAAAAATTATACAGTTAGAAAACTTTTAAATCATGAATATAGAAAATGGTTATTAAAAAAACATTATGCAAAAAGGTTAGCTAATGTTTCTTATGGATATGGTTTAATTGACAAAGATTTTAATATTCTTGGTGTTTGTACTTTTGGTAGTCCAGTTAACAGACAATTTAATAATGGGGATTGCATATTTCATAATTATAAAGTTAAGACTTTAGAACTAAACAGGCTTGTTATGAATAGTAATCAAGAAAAAAATTTACTAAGTTATTTTCTTAGCAGCTGCTTAAAATTATTACCAAAACCATTAGCTGTTATATCTTATGCTGATCCAAATAATAATCATCATGGTTATATTTACCAAGCAACCAACTGGATATATACAGGAACAAGTGGGGATAAATATATATATCATTTTGCTAATGGCGATAGTTTTGATGTTCGTAGGGGTTTACACAAAAAACCAAAAGTAGTTAGTTATGAAAAAGTAAAATCTACATATAGGTATTTATATTTATTAGGTAGTAAAAAAGAAAAAAAAGAAATGCTTAAAGATTTAAAATATCAACACTTAGATTACCCAAAAGGTAATAATAAAAATTATGAATGTATTGATATTGATATGAAAATACAACCAGAATTATTTACTTTTTAATCTAGTTTTAATGTTGTTGCTAATTGTTCAGGAATAGTTAGTTGATAACTTTTATCCCTACCTTTTCTTTTAGCAGCTAAACCAAAATGTTTAATAATTCTTGTAAAGTGTTTGCTATCTATAATATCTCCAGTTTCTTCATTCCAAGCATTAGTTAAAGCAACTATTGGAACTCTTTTATTTGCATATTTTGGTATAACTTTTTCAGTAAACCATTTTTGTAAATGGTATTCTCTTTGTGCTTCTATATTTTCTCTAACTTTTTCAGTAGTAAATTCTTCTAATTCAGAGTGGTCGACCATATATTGAGTATCATATATACCATAAAAATCTTGGCAATTATTTATTCTTGGTAATAATGATTGCTGCATACCAAAGGGAGTATTTTCTGTGCTTGTATAATAGCTGTCTATTCTGTGGTCTTTAATCATTCCTTTTTTTACACCACTTGTATAAACACGCATATAAGAACTTGGAGATACTACATAATCTATTTGTTGTCTTACTCTACTACTAATATCACTTACAAATTGTGTAGTTAAATACATATTGATATTTTTATGTCTTAGCTGGGTTATATAGTGTATTAGTTTTCTTAAATAGGTTGCACCACCTGACCAGCTATCAAATACAACCTGTGCTTCATCAATCATTATGTAGCAGTTTTTTAAATCATTATCAACTGTATATGAAAGCATATCAGCTATATCTAATTCTTGACCAAACTTTAATGCACCATTATGAAATACTGTATAACCAGATTTCCATTTTAAATATAAACAAATTGCAGTCCATAAAGTCTTACCTGATCCCCTAACACCTTTTACAACAGTTATATGAGATTGATTTAGTAATGCTGCTGGTATCCAATCATTATTTATATATTTTTCTATTTCTTTAGTTACTACTTTTTCTGGTAATGCCATTTAAACTTTATTTAGTATCTCACTTGTAAGAACAAATATTAAAAATCCTATACCACCAAGAATTGTTAATAAAACACCTTTTTGCAGTATTTCTGTTGCTAAATTTTTCTCACTTGTAACTGTTAATCTTTTAATACTTGATTGCTCATTAGTAGCAGCTAATTCTTGTGGATTTACTGGTGTTTCAATATCAATATTATATGGTGTATATTTATCTAATTTATTATTGTTAAAAACTAATATTTTTATAAATTTTTTACCAACTTGGTAAATATAATCTTCTGGTATAGTTTTTTCTATTTCTCTAGGTATTGTTATAAATTCCCAAAAGATTTTATTGTCTTTTATATAAGCTACTAATACATGGGTAAATCTTTGGTATAAAGTTAAAAAACTTATTAATAAAAATAAAACAAAAAAGAAGCCAAAAAGTATATTACCTATTGTGGCGTGTAC